TCGAGGCTGCGCAAATCGACAACGTATCGTTTTGCCACAAAAGCACCTCCTTTCAGCGAAATTTTAACACATATCGTCGGGGAGGGGCAAGGGACAGAAAGGAGGATATGACATGAGTACGTTACTTACCCGAAAGGAGGCAGCAGCCAGACTTGGCGTAACCGTTATGACGCTGGATGCGGAACGCAGCAGCGGGCATCTAGCTTATATCCAGCGGAAGCCCGGCGGCAAGGTCTGGATTACCGAAGAAGCGATTGCTGAGTACCTTGCTCGCGCAACGCACCCGGCACGACCGGAGCTGCGGCGTGTGAAGTCACTCGCTGCCCGAATTTGAAATCAGAAAGGACGAATTAAATGGCAACAAGTAAAAGCGTCGAGGTTATCGAAATTAGGCCTATTGAAGTCAAACGCGCAACAGTCCGGATCGTTGGCGATACACCGCTTATCATGCACGCTTGGTCTGAAAAGGCAAAACGCGAAATGCTTGAGAAGCAAATGAAAGTCACAAAGACCAAAGCAAAGGCCGCTAAAGACCCGATCGAAGATTTTATTCGCTCGATGTATTGGAAAACGCCGATGCCGACCGACATGACACAAGCTGGCTTTGAGCGGGCGATTTCCGAAGGAGCCCAATTTTGTTTCCCTGTTACGGCCATTAAGCAGGCAGCAATCAGTGCAGCTTTTCGCATGGGCTGGGCGAAAGACAAAATGTCCATGCGCGGCGCGTTTTTTATCGATGGCGACGAAAATCAGATGATTGAGATTCACAGTGACCCTCCGGTGCCGCGAGAGGATATGGTCAAGGTTGGCATGGGAACGGCAGACATTCGTTACAGAGGCGAGTTCAGAAACTGGTATGCCGATCTGGTTGTAAGTTACAACGCCAACGGCATGTACTCACTTGAGCAGATTGTGAACATCATCAACGCTGGCGGTTACGCCTGCGGAATTGGTGAGTGGCGTCCTGAACGCGATGGTCAGTACGGAATGTTCCATGTAGCCGCGAAGTAACTGGCTGGCGGGGCAAGTCCCGGCACGTTCTGGCGTGGTCCGTTGCGGCGAGGCAGGCTAGGTGAGGCATGGCGCGGCCGAGTAAGGCAAGGTATGGTCAGGCAGGCGAGGCTAGGCACGGTGTTGCGAGGCGTGGCAAGGCTCGGTCTGGCACGGCAGGCACGGTATGGTATGGCAAGCTGTGGCAAGGCTAGCATTGGCTAGGTAAGGAAAGTCAACTTATTTTGAAAGAAAGGAGGAAATTCAATGGTTTTTCAGTGGAAACATGGAGCGCACATAAAGGCAGATGCGCAGCAGGCAGGCGTTCTTTGCTCAAGGCTGGAAGCCGAAGGTCGGCTAACAGCAAGGGCCCTTCTGGACGAGAGCCGTGACGAGAATTCGCTCTTACATGGCGAGTTTGAGTGGAACGATGGCATTGCCGCTGAAAAGTATCGTGAAAATCAGGCACGGCACATCATTAACTGCTTGGTTACGGTGCATGAATCAGCCACGCCGACTCGGAGCTTTTTCAACGTTGAGTGCAAAACGGCGGAGTATAGATCTGTCACCGCAATTATGCAAGATGCTGACGGACGAGATCAGCTTTTATCGCTGGCACTACGCGAACTCGATGCGTTCAAGCGGAAATTCAACTCACTGTCAGAACTGGCTGCGGTATTTGCGGCCATCGAAGAAATTCAGGAAAAGAGGTCTGCATGAGTAGCGAAAAAAGAAACGGGGCCGCTCCGCTGGCACGAAAACGACCCCAGGCACAAAGACCTACCTCGATCATAGCAGTGAAAAATCTTATCGTCAAGGAGGAATGCTCATGCCGAACAGCCTGAAAGAGCTGCGGCTGAAAACAAAAACGCCCGCAAAAGACATGGTTGCCGTTGTGCAGACCATTTACCCCAAGTACGACATGACGAGCCAGAGCAAGTGCGAGAACAGCGACGCCTACGGGATTTGCCTGACGCAGAAAGCCATGAAAGCCCTCTACGCCAAGTTCGACCCGGACGGCAGCATTCGCAAGCACCTCCGCACAGCCGATCAGCACCGGCTCAAGGATAAGCTCCACGCAAGAATCACCGCCGATGAGGCCTCCCAGCTCCGAGCGCACCTTGCCGCTGATGGCTACGACACCGTGCAGGATTGGCTCACAGATGTTGTACGCGGATATATCAGCAAAGGAGATCGCGAATGAATAAATACTACTTCACCTACGGCACGGATGGGCAGCCGTTCGTAGGCGGCTGGACAGAGGTTGAAGCACCAACCGTCAATCTGGCTTGCGCGGCGTTCCGCGCTGTCCACCCCGACAAGGAGCCCGGCATTCTGAATTGCAGCAGCGCATACACCGAAGAATCGTTTCTGGGAAGCTGCATGGCGGGTTCTGACGGAAACTTCCGTAAGTTCTGCCATGAGCGTATCAGCTTCACGGTCGAGCCATGTGACCCGGATGAGCCGATTGATTTTGGAGGTGCTGCAACATGAAAGGCGTTGTCGTGACAACAGATCTGGAAATCCGCATCGAAGAATTCAGTGATCCGCTCTACAAAACCGTTGGCTCTGCTGTCGGCGGCTATATCGAACACGTTAAGCCTGCGCGCCTGCGCCATCCGTACTGCATGATCGTCAACGAAGAAG